TCTTTTCATTACCCTCATCGCTGAGCAGAAGGAAGGAGCGAGTGCAAACGTCAATAACGATGCCGAGAACAGATTCTTGTGCGGTGCCCATTGGGTGTTCCGTTGATTACCCACATATTATAGGGCATCTGGGGTCAGGTGTCAAGTGTGCCAGTTTAATCATTGGATGAGTATTCTTGTATTGTGGTTTTTGCGATACCAATAGATGAAGTTCTCTCTTCCAATCTTCCTATGATAAAAAGATCACCATATCTTTGCACTTGCAATTCTCTCCTTTCTGCTTTCAATCTATTAGTGTCAGCAATTGGTGTTGGTAATTGATTTCTAAGTGCTGTTATTTGGTTTTCTATTGATGTGATAGTGCTTGCCCATCCCGCACATATGGTAGAAGTTGCGGCAAGATCACAACCAAGAAGATTATTATAACAACTACTTATACCAGCATAAACAGATCCTATACCAGATCCACCATTTGCACTGTATACTGTCAGTGTTCCGACACCAACATTTGCAGAAGACATGTTCGCTGATGTTTGACCACCAAATGGATCTGTTCCAGTATAATTTGAACTACTAATATTTTGACTTCTGTTCGTAACAACATCTTGATAATAAGTTGTAACTCCAACTGTTGTTCCACATCCAACAGCATTGGCATCTTCGTATGCTTGAATTAAATCAGCCTGTAAATTTTGAATTTGAATAATAATAGGAAGTATTTGCTCATCAATATCTTTACAAGTTGGTGTTATCAAATCTATTTCTGCTTGAATAGGAACTATTGCTTCCGATGCAATACCAATAGAAGTTGTATTAGAAGACTGTGTTGCTGTTAAATTATTAATTAAATTTTGATTACTAGGCATCTATTTTCTCCTTCAATTCATTAATTTCTTTTTGTTGTTCTTTAATTGCTTCTATCAAAAGACCGATGATATTATCATAATGAACACCTTTGTATCCATCAGGTCTCATTTCAACAAGTTCTGGAAGAATTTTCTCAACTTCTTGTGCGATAACACCGATTTGTTTTTTACCATTTTCTTTCCAATTGAAATCAACACCTCGCAGTGCATTTACCTTATCTATAGGATTTTGAATCGTGCTAATATTTTCTTTTAATTGTTCGTCAGAAGATGGTGGTAATGATTTTCCTAGTGCAAGTTCTGCTTCCAAATCTTTACCATTGAGAGTTACCTGACCATTAAGAAATGTTGTTCCCGTAAGTGTGTTAGTTCCTGAAAGAGCATTAACACCCTTTAGAGAAGAAACTTCGGTAGTAAATATTCCACCCCATGCTGTAATAAAAGATCCTGGAGTTCCTATGAGAAATGGCGGTTTGACACTCTTTAAGTTCAGAGGGTTTGGTAGAAAATAAACATCGCCAAAATGTCCAGTTTGTTCTAAAAAAGCAGATGTTGTCTCGGCAACAAACAATCCACTTGCGGTTAAAGTCCCACGATATCTAGTGTCTTCATACTGAAACTTACTTTCTCCAGGGATTGGAAATTGTGGTCCGCCCAAAAGTTTAGATAGTGTTGAAATAATAGTTCCTATTGCCATGATTTTTTAACCAACAATACCTGAAAGAATACTAGAAAAAAGACCTCCACCGTATGCATCAGTAATAAAATCGGATCCGACTGGTGTCCATTTGTATGCTCTTGCCAAAAATGATTTTTCTTTGGAATCATTACCAGCAAAACATTCTTTATCTATCTTATTTCCATTTAATAAGATTCTTCCCTGACCAGAACTTATGGTAACATTTCTACTTGCTTTCAAATCAAGATCTTCGGTTGCCTCTATCATTACAGTTTTTCCTTTTATTTTTACTGCTCCATCACGCATTGCAGTAATCCATATGTCTCCACCCAAACCAGTAATACAAATATCAACATTTCCATCAGAACCTTTATTACCAGCAACAATTTCTATTCCACGATCATTATGTAGATGAAATGTTCCAGTCTCACTAAATGCTTCTAAATGAACATTTCCATCATCTGTAAAGGCATAAAATTGATAGACAGATACGCCATCAAATCCCATATCATCAGGATTGACATCAAATCTAACCTTTGGACCATAACTATCAAATAATCTTGGTTCCGTCTTTTTATTATATGTTGATGATGTTCGTTCGTTATGTGCCATATTATGAAATACAATCTATAACTTGTACTATTTCTGTTTGCGGTGTATCTGGTAAGAATCCGAAGATTGGCTTAACAACTGCTCCAAATCCTGTTTCAGTATTAATGGTTATCTTAGGAATTTCTGTTGCTTCAACAATATTTATTGGGATCATAGATATGATACTTCCATTTGTTGGATTGACCGTCAATTGATATTCTGTTCCATTATTGTCTGTGGCGGTGTCATTAGCATCGTATCCTCCACCACCAGCACTAACATTAGTATCAACAACACCCGCTGGGTTATTTCCTGTGACAGTAGAAGTTCCAGTGTCAGTTCCAGTGCCATCACCAATTCCAGTACCATCACCAGTTCCAGTACCATCACCAATTCCAGTACCATCACCAATTCCAGTACCATCACCAATTCCAGTACCATCACCAATTCCAGTGCCATCAACAACACCATCCGGAACATTAGTTCCATCGGTTGGATAGTTGTCTCCAGGAGATGTTATTATAACACCACCAATCCCACCATCAGGATTAAGAACTGTCGTTGCTTTTGCTCCATATCCCAAATTACAATCATCATAAATTTCAACAAATGGTGGGAATTTATATCCAGATCCAGCATTTGTCACAATTGCACCAATAATACCAGATGTTTTAGATATGTTTTGACCAAGAACACCATTTGTTAGTGCGTCTGCAACCGATGGTCCAAAGATAGGAATTGCTTCTGCTCCAGTTCCTCCACCACCAAATATTTTAATCTTAGCAGATCCACAACTTGTTGGATATACTGGTAAACAATCTCCAATAGAACCATCCAAATTCAACAAATCTCCGTTAAAGATATTGATAAGATCACCAAATCCTCCAGTCAATTCTGATATACTTCCAGGAACACCTTGAGCGATATCAATTCCAGAATTTATAATACCCAATCCCTCATTCACCAATCCAAATACACTATTCAAAGATGCCTCTGCGTCTTTCAAATCTTTTGGACCAGCACCAACAGTCCATTTTTTAGCACCATCACATTTATTATTGTTTTGACCACAATCAAAAGAAGCTAAACTATCAAAGAATGCGATTGCCTCAAGAGCAAGACTGACAATATCAATAAGTCCTCCCAATAAACCAGATATTCCTCCCAAGACACCAGACAATCCATTTGCTATAGCATCAACAATACTATTCAGTAAGGTTGCAATAAATTGTTCGGCAATACAACTTACAAAGTTTTCTATATTTTCTAATGCGGCATATAACAAATCCTTAATTAAAGAAAGCAGTCCTTCTACTATTAAATTACCGACACAAACCAGAGCAACTTCTACTGCCTGAATTGCTGGTGAAAATGATTTAATTGTTTTTGCAGCAGTTTGATGGGCAACAGCAGGACCTGCAGTTGCTGCGAGTGGAGTATAAGTTGCGGTGTAAATTGAATTGAGGGCATTTGGAATTATTCCTGGCTTACTATCATCACCAACGAGAACTTTATTGATATATTTCATAATCTCGCCAACTAACCATCCAACAGACCCTTTTATAACTTCTGCTGTTTTATCAATATCAGTTCTTATTTTATTTAAATCTTTTTGATAATCATTAAATTTTTTCAAAAGATTTTCTAATTCTGTCTCAACAACACTTGTGGTTGTGTTTTCACATGTATTTGCGGGAATAACTTGAGCACCAATTGCCCCTGATGCCGATGCTCTGCCGATATATTTTGCCTTATCTTCTGGTAAACAAACTGGTCCCTGATTAGACCTTTCATTTTGAACTTCGTTTGTTTCAGATGCCGTAGATCTACTTTTATCTGGTTTTTTAATTTCACTTGTAAATCCAGTAAAAGGTTTAAAAGGAAACTCATATTTACCATCTTTATTCCAATGTTCACTACTACCAAGAGTTCCAAAAATAATAGGAGATTGGGCATCATCCCCATCCATAAAAAATCCAAGAACGATATCACCTGGTCTTATTCTGACACTTTGTGCCATTCCACCACCACCAGTTCCTGCTGTAGATGGCAACATAACAAGTGCCCAGGGCAAGTCCTCGTGCTTTAATTCTTTATCATCTAGAGGATGATACCCAAGTATTCTAACTTTAAATCTATTTCCCCATGCACTTTTACCATCACCCTGAGTGTGATAAGGTTCAGGTGGAATTTGACCTATCCACCAACGGAATCCATCTCTACCAATAAAATTACTTTTGAGTAATGATTCGTCTATCATTTCTAATCCTTTTTCTTCTTAATACCAAAGTTGTCTCTAACTAATTTTAAAGATGTATATGATTTATTCGGTTCAAAATGATGGCACAATTCTTTTATTATATATGGTCCACTCACATCAGTATCAATTTCATCAGAATCCTGTAATGAAATTTTTGGAAACTCGCACTCAATTACATCACCGGCATTTAAATTTGTGTTACAAGGAATCATCATACTGACACTTTGAGTAAGTAATAAGTTATATCTCATAAGTGCTTGGGATTGATATTTTTCTGGATCAGAATCCGTATTAGTTCCAATTCCAGCATTGATTGTTCCAACATTTAAAATTTTTGTAAATATTCTTGTTGGTGCATCTCCCAATGAGTCTGAAGAATTATCACCCATTTTTGGTAATGAAAGACTATCCGATCCAAGACTTTCTATATTTTTCTGGTAATCAGATAACTTAAAGACCTGTTTTCCTGGAGATGTAATGCCGCCATCATATGGATTGAAAAATATTCTTTGACTGGAATATGTTCCCAGTCTCAATTTTTCAATTAAATTTTGGTTTTTGTCTATGGTATAATTCAATATTTTAAAGTCAGTATCAACCTCTTGCTCATTTACATTTACTTCACTGTAAAAATATTTTGCTTTTGGTTTTTGATTCATCAATCCATCAATTGACTTAAACTTAAATCCATCTTTGGTTTGATAAAAGAAAAATCCAGCGGTAGTGTCTTTATTACCACTTGCTGTTGCTGGAACTGATCTTGATGCTAACCAAATTAAAGTAGTAAATGGTTTTCTCTGATTTCCAATGAAAGAATATGGATTTTTTGATTTATCCGTATCAATTTTCTTCTTTGTTTTTAATACCTCCTTCAAAATTTTTTCTACAGAATCACTAATAGCAGTAGAGTATTTTTTTGTTACTCTTGTGGTCTCATTCATAATCGCTTCTCGTGACACTAAATTGAGTAAGAAACTCTCTTTTCTAGAGTCTGATATTACATCGGTAATACTAGAAACATAGAGATAATCTTCTGTATTTTTTGAAAAATCTAATCCTGGTTTATCTCCACTATTTCCATTATCTAATATCTTCATACGAAGTCTTTCTCCACCTCTCAGGGGAAGACCATTATAAATTGATTGTAATTTATCATTTTTACCAGTGATAGAATCACCAGTGTTAATAACCCTTACTTTAGCGGTAATAGTCGGAGAAAAAATATCTTCATAATAGTCAATAGAGATCGCACCTAATGTTAGATCAACAGTTTTCTGCTGATCATTAGATTCTAATACTAAAATTTCGTAGGAAGAAGAACCTGTTGCTGACATTTAGGTATATGATAACGTTGTTAAAAGTTGTTTCTTAATAATACTATTTAACGACTCACCCATAACAATTACTGGAGAAGACCCACCAGATCCTCCCATCATCATTGGTGGTGGTGCTTCTTCTTCTATTATCATTACAGTATTTTGTGATTGTCCTACACCAGCACCCATACTTATATGACTCGCAACATCACTTGCTGTTGGTGTCCTTGCTATAGTAGCACCCGATTTTGCAGATCTAAGAAATGCGATTGGATCTACACTATTTTCAAATCCACCCTCAATTTTCTTTCTAATTTCATAGTGAATAACACCTGTTCCACTTTCTCCTTGAACCACAGCTTGTCCTGGCTGAACTTTTTGTCCTGGCTTAACTAAAATATTTCTCGCCTCCGCAATTCTTTCATATACACCCAATTGTTGATTGTATATATCTATTGCTAGTCCATCGGCACCATATCTAAATGGAGATCCAACAACCACTCCACCTATTCTACTATAAAATTTTTCATTTCCACTAATGTCAAAATCAACACCAGCGTGTTTTCTATCTGGAATTCCATCATTATTATCATCTCTATTAGCACCATAAGATTGACCAGGATATGTATTTGTTGATGGTAATGCTGGCAGTCCTTCTTGAGATGGTGCTGTTCCAAGCGTCGCTCCACTTATCTGTTTACTACCTAATGCTCTTGCATACTTAATTCTATTTTCATATCCTGCCTCACCTGGTTTTTCGCCAGATCTTTCAAAATTCTTTAACCATGATTTAGCAGATTCTTCTGCTGTTGTTGTTTGTCTTATTTTTGGCAGATCACCTCTTTTCTCTGCCTCCCACATCATTGCTTTAAGTTGTCCTTCCAAACTATATGGATCAAGTTTGTTGTCTAACATCCATTTTTTAACTTTTGGCCAACGGTCTTTTTTATCCCACTGAGCAATACCATAATGACCTTTACCAGATTCACCTTCTCCAGTATTATCTGCCTTTGGATTGAATCCAGATTCTTGCTTTAAGTTTCCTGCAATACCCGCAGCCTGTTGTTGAGTCAATCCTTGTGACATCAGATAGTTCATTGTTTTATCTTCACTAGTATCACCGGAGAAATCACCTTCTCTGGGGTTTCCCATACTAGACTTAATAGCATTTTCCATGCCCTTAAGATCATCTTTCATTCCTTTAAATGCATCACCCAAATCTTTCATTGCTTTATCAACTTTTCCAGATTTATCATTAAAATCAAAATTCAAAAAATTCTCAACGTGAGCAGAAACTACACTACCAATAGATTTAAACCATTTACCAAGATTGGAAACAAAACTTTTCAAATTTTTGATAAGAAGTTTAACTCTCTCTATAAAATCTTTTACCCACTGTATAATTTGTGGCAATTTATCAACCAACCATCCCACCAGTAAGACGCCAATAAATTCCAACACTCTTTCAAGAAAACTTTTTCCTGGAACATCTGGACTCATTCCAGATTTTCCCCTTGTTTTAAACGTCTCTAATAATGTTTCTTTTTCTCTTCTTTTTCTTTTCTCTCCAATCCTTTTATTTAAAACTTTATCTCGTGCAACAGATTCTCTTTTTACTTTAGTTTTCTTTTGAAGAGCTTTACGAAGTAACCCACCACCCTTACCTGCCCCTCTGGCAAACATGGATCCTATTCTCATTGCTCCTGCTGCTATTGCTGGTAATGGCATTTTAGATCACCACATTATAAACCATTTGAGAATACATTGTATAGAAATTATTTGGATTTGATGAAGCAATCAGTGGAACATCAGTTGCACTTCCACTTTTAAGTGGTTGTTGCATTTGAGCACCTCCACCGGATGCCACTTTCTTATAAATTACTTGCGTTTTCCCTTCCTTTTTCACTGGACCTGGAGGTTGTTTTGTCACCTTTGGTTGCGATACTTCTGCTGAAACTGGTGCTGCTGGTGTTGCTGGTGCTGCTGGTACTGCTGGTGTTGCTGGTGGGGTTGGTGCTGCTGGTGTTACAGAAGTTGATGCTTCTAGTTTTTCTTGTGCTTCTTTTACTCTTTCTTGAATCGGAGCAACAAATTTATTTAATGTATATTGCAATTGACCCGTATTTAACAGATCTGGAACATACTTATCTTTCTCAATACCTAGTTCAGATTTTAATTTTTCTTTGTCGGAATCACTCAAAAAGTCATAAAATTCACCAACTTTTGATAGAGCAAATTTTTTATTATTAACCATCGTAGGAATTTTAGATTCCAATTCTGCTATTTGTCTTTTCAGTGTTTTTATTTTTCTAGGCTCCGTTTCTGTCTCAAGTAATTTTTTCCTAAAATTTATGTCTTCCTGTTGTCTATAAAGATCTTCATTACTCTTATAGTATTCTTTATATGCTGCACCCATTCTAATTTTTGTTCTTTGAGCAACCAAACTTTCTCTCAATTTATCTGCTCCTATAAATGCTTTTCCTTCCTGTAAAGATTTTAAATCTACTTTTTCTTTTCCAACAAATTTCATCATGTCTCTCATCTTACCCAATGACATAAGTTGTGTTTTCTCATAAACACGAACTTCTCCAAATTCTCCTTTAGACCATAAAAATCTATCAATTTCACTTTTTACATAAAATTTGTTGCCAATTTGGTAAAATTGTGATTCTCCCAGACTCCCAGCATCGGTTGTTTGATATTTTTTTGTCGGTTTAAGACCATAATCTTCGGCACGTTGACCTTTACCAACATCAAATGCAGTTTCATCAATACCTAAAGTTTTTAACACTCTTTCTCTAGATCTCTGACCAGGATCTAAATGTTCTTTTCCTGCTTCAAATATTTGAGCTGTAGCGGCAACAGCACCAGCAGCAAGAATAGCTTTCCACGTCAAAGGATTTAAAAGTAGGGCTGATACAGATAACAATCCTCCGATTATTGCAGGAATAAGTCCAAGAACGACACCTATACCACCATTAAGTGCTAGAAATATACCACCAATTACTAGTAAAGTTTTTCCAACATTACCAGCAATTTTGTTTAATTCATCAGTGTTTCCTTCAGCGAATGCTTTAAGTGCTTTCCAACCTTTATCTGTCAACCATCCAGCAAACAAAGTGCCGAACAACTCCATTAAACCACCAAGCAATCCTTTCGCAATTCCACCGATTGCTTTAACTGGTGAGAGTAGTTTGTCAGATAAACTCTTTTCTAATTGTTTTTCTTTAGCAGATCTACGACCACTTTCTTCTTGTTGTAATAATTTTTTCTCTTTTTCTTTCTGCTGTTTCTTTTCTAATTCTGCTTCTTTATCAAGTGCTTTTGCTAAGAATGATACTTGTTTTTCTAATACCGATACTCTTATCTGCAGAATATTGATATTTGGTTGTATCGCTGAAGGTTTCTGAGTGACGATTTGAGACGGATCTGCCTTTACAATTGCACCAGAAGAAATGGGTTTCTGAGGATCTGCCTTTACAATTGCTCCAGAAGGAACAAGTTTCTGAGGATCTACCTTTGTAAGTGCTCTTGGGTTTCTAAAAACTTGATTTGAACTTATATTTCTTTGTCTAAACAGTGCTTTTCTTTGTGCGGCAGACAGATACTCTCCTGTAGATGGATCCGTACCAGTTACAAGAATATCTCTATTTGTAAATTTTGCTGCACTTATTCTTGCCATTTACATGCCGTTTTGCTGTTGATGTTTCAAGTTCTCCTCTTCAATATATTGTTGTAATAGAGCGAGATAAACATCTCTCTCCCAAGGTATCATATTTTCTAGTTCTGTTAATGAATATTTATGATGCTGCATGAGGGCAAAATTTATCTTGTAGTATGACGCAAGATCATTGTGCGCCATACCTACCCGAAAAAACTAGAGAGTCCCTCCAAGACCACTTCACTTTCAACTTCAGTATTAGGATTCTTTATTTTAATAGTATGAGAAAGTTTTGGCATAGTTTCAAAGAACTTTTCAATTTCTTTGAACTGTTTTGAACTCAATTCTTCAATAAAGGCAACCATTTCTTTCTTGGTGCAGTCAGAAGCACTCCATGATTCCTCTTCATTATAAATCTGTTCTACACAAGAAGCAATCAGTTGGAATGATTCATCAACACCCATACCATCATCAAAACTAAAGTTACTCTTGATGAACTCGTCCAGTGAGGGATACTTCATTCTCATTGTCAGATTCTCATCCAACTTAATATCTCTAGAGTGTTCTGGGTCAACTTGAACTTTGATAGCGTCCAAATCAATTGTTACTTCAACTTGTGTTTGACCATCGTCTGGACAAGTTACTAATACATCAACATTTTCACCTACAGATTTTCCTCTAATATTTAAGAAAAGATATTCAATGTCAAAAGTTGATAATTGCTCTACCTTGATACCTCTGGAAAGGATGCAATTGCTAATGACATTCTTAATAGCTGTAGTAATTTGTTTCTGATCTTCAGATTCCATTGCAATGATAAGAACCTTTTCTTCTTTGACTAGAAAAGGTCTATATCTTATTTTCTTTTGCGTAGAAGGAAGTTCCAACTCATATGTTGGTGTTGCAATTTTTGGTAAAGGCATAATAACCCAAAAAGTTCAGTTGTGATTATTTATTATGGTGTTCGGAAGTTCCCTCCTCTTATATCAGTCCCTCTTCTGTCTATTCCTTGACGCCTTTCTGTTGGAGTAAGACTTCTTTGACTTGTTGTTGTCGCTGATGATGATTGAGAGCCACTTTGAACATTATTAGATGTTCCAGAGGCACTACTAGAACTTGATATTTTACCAGGAATATATCTCTCGTAGTTAAATGCAACACTTACTTTCATAATTTCTGAAGAATCATAAGATACTGGAACAGAGGACATATTAATAGGAAATAGTCCTATAAAGTTATACTCAAACTCTTGTGCATAATCCCTATCAAACTTTATAATTTTAGTTGAATTGGATTTATAGTCATCAGGATATTGCATTCGGTAATAATATCCAGTGCTTGCAGAATTTTGACCCGATCCAGATGCAATATACTCCATCCAGTGCTCTAAGAATTTCATCATTCTATAATCAGAATCCACATAGAATTCTAGTTGCATCTGGGTGAATATTCTCGTATGTGCCATTTTCTCCTGCACACCCATAAAGTTCCCATTAATATCTGCTGTTCCCAATGAACTTCCAGGGATGGATGCCGAAGAACACAATAGCCCAGAACTTTCTGTAACAAAAGTAGTATTTACTCCTCTTGCAGACAAATATGAAGATAGAGTTCCACTGAAAGGAAGACCAAAAATTACCTGATAGTGAGATGTCTGGGCAAGATTGGTAATGAGTGGTTTAAAATTAGATATACTTTTAGGTGTTGGCACTCTAAATACCTTATACGAGTCTTACATTATTAAGTATTTAGATGTCATATAAAGGAAAATACCAACCTTCATATCCAAAAAAATACAAGGGTGATCCAACAAATATAATCTATCGTTCCTTATGGGAGCGAAAGTTTATGGTTTATTGTGATAATAATCAAAATATTTTGGAATGGGGTAGTGAAGAAATTATCGTTCCTTATCGTTCACCACTAGACAACAGATACCACAGATACTTCCCAGACTTTTATATTAAGGTCAAAGAATCTAGTGGTAAAATCAAAAAAATGATTATTGAGATTAAACCACAAAAACAGTGTGTGGAACCAAAGGTTCAGAAAAGAAAGACGAAAGCATACATCTATGAAGTCGTTGAGTATGCCAAAAACCAAGCAAAGTGGAAGGCAGCAGAAGAGTGGTGCCTAGATCGTGGTTATGAGTTTAAGGTTCTTACAGAAAACGAACTAGGTATTAAGTAATGCCAAGAAAAACTCTAAAACAAAGAAGAAATCCAACAGATGATAATGATAATCGTGTGCGTGGAGTGATTGATAATCTAATTGGAACAGAGTCCTCAGATGACAAGATGAAGGAACTGATTAGTGTTCTGAGTGAAAGTGGAACGATTCCAAGTGCTGGTAAGGTTTATACTTTTTTCTATATTGCCAAGACCAATGGAATACAATATGATGAGTTTCCATTAGTTGAAGTAAAAGATGTCTATTCTTGGGGATTTCGTGGTGAAAACTTCCACTGGGGCGGTGAAATGAGAAAGTATAATTATAATCAAGTCGTTGGTCAATTATATGAAATCTACCCAGAAGAAATTTCTGATGTGGTAGAACTTAGTTTTCGTAAAATTCGCTCTAAATAGTTAAAAAAGGATAAATGGTAGAAATTTTAAGATATCCAGATAAAGCAATTCATGATGATACTGACTATTTACAGATAGAGGTTATTGAATATAAAAAATTGGGAATTACACCACAGCAAGATATTCTTTCAAAAGGACTGAATTCGTCAAAAAATAATTACGGAGAAAAAAATTTATTAAGCACTATCCTTCTCCCTATACCACAAAATATTCAAGACTCAAATGGAGCTGGATGGGGCGAAGATAGTTTAAATACACTTGCCGCTTATGGTGTTGGTGCTGCAACTGATGTAATAGAAAGTAATAATTATTTAAAAGGGATTGTGGATGCCATTAAACAAGCAGCAGGAGACTTAAAGAGTCTTGCCGTTAGTGGTGAGGGAAATAAATTAACAAATACTTTTTTTGCTTCAGCAGCAGCAAACGTACTCGGAGCAAATACTAGTTTTAGTGGTCTTCTTGCAAGATCTTCTGGTCAAATAATAAATCCAAATACAGAGTTATTGTTTAATGGTGTTAAACTAAGGTCTTTTAATTTTTCTTTTGACTTTGCTCCAAGAAATGCTACAGAAGCAGGACAAGTGAAAGAAATTATTAGAACGTTTAAAAAAAATATGGCACCAACGACAACAGATCTTAAAACAAGCAAGTCAGATATTTCATCAAAAGGATTATTTCTTAAGTCGCCTAATGTATTCCAACTAACTTACAAAAGTGGTAATTCAGATCATCCATTCTTAAATAAATTTGTAATTGCAGCACTGACAAGTATGAATGTGAATTATACCGGATCTGGGACATATATGACTTATAGCGACAATTTAAAATCACCAGTTCATATGAAAATGGACTTATCTTTCCAAGAATTAAGTCCAGTTTATTCGGAAGATTACACAGATGTGGGAGGAGTAGGTTACTAAAATGGGTTACTTCAGAGAACTACCAGACCTAGAGTACCAGTCATTTCTTTCTGATAGTATTTCTTCGGGAAGTTATTTGACTGTCAAAAACTTATTCAGAAGAAACAAGATTCGTGATGACTTAAAAGGTGTCTTCACTCTCCTTGAAAAGTATGAAATTAAAGAAGGAGCACGACCAGATACAGTCGCTAGTGAATTTTATGGAAAATCTGATTTAGATTGGGTTGTTTTGATGACTGCTGGGATAATCAATGTTAGAAATGAATGGCCTCTTTCCAACAAACATCTCTATGATTTTGCGGAAGAAAAATATGGCGCACTGTTAAATGATGTCCATCATTATGAAACTAAAGAAGTTAAGGATTCAAATGGAAGACTGATACTTCCAAAAGAACAGATTGTAGACTCTAACTTCAGTATTCCAGATCCAAGTGACTATGCTGCTGCATTTTTAAATCCAGTCAGAGCAGTGACAAACTGGGAATATGAGATTAGAAAGAATGAAAAGAAATCTTCTATTAGTATCTTAAGAAGAGAATATTTACAACAGTTCTTGAATGATATGAGACAGATTATGATTTATGATCAGTCTTCTCAGAGAGTAGATAATAAATTAGCAAGAACCGAGAACACCAGGGTCACTATTCCACAATAGTTCTAGTTTCTTATCAAAAACCATCACATATCGGTGCTTGCGGGAACGGTCTTTCCATTCTCCCTCGGCACCTTTTATTTTGCCTCGTGAATGCTTGGTGCCGTCGGCATAGTAGAAATCTTTCTTTGCATCTGATAGACCGCAATACTTGAAATTGCAAGCCCGATAGATTGTGC